AGCAGGGCATGGTGGTGAAGATGCTGGCTTATATGAAGCTGTTAAAGCAGATTATGATTTAGTTCGTCAAACTTTATTAGATCCCAACCAAGGATTTAATGCACTGACAGGACGAATGGGGCAATATATTCAACCCAGAACAAAAGGCAGCGGACACGGTTCTACATCTCGCGCTTTTTATGCCCGTCCTAAATTTTTATCTAGATTTATTCATCTTAATCAAGACTTTTAAATCATTAGACTTCGAGAACATACCATGCAATTCCCCCACTCATGGCTAACCCAACACGCCAACCCCAATCTATCCCCCGATCAACTCGCCCATCTGCTCACCATGGCAGGCTTGGAAGTGGAAGAAACCACGCTTGCCGCGCCTACGTTTAGCGGCGTGGTGGTTGCCGAAGTGAAATCGGTGGAAAAACACCCCGATGCCGACCACCTGAACATTACCCAAGTGGACGCGGGCACGGGCGAGCTGCTGCAAATTGTGTGCGGTGCGCCCAATGTGCGCGTGGGCGTAAAAGTGCCGTGCGCTTTGGCGGGCGCGGTGCTGCCTGGAAATTTTAAAATCAAGCCCACCAAAATGCGTGGCGTGGAATCCAACGGAATGTTGTGTTCTGCCAAAGAGTTAGGCAACGATGATGGCGTAAACGGCTTGTTGATTTTGCCCGATGATGCGCCCGATTACGCTTTGAGTATCCGTTACACTGAAGACTCCGAGCCTGTGATTGAAGAAGACCCTTATCATTTCAGCTCTGCGTTGCAAGACATGGATTCCTGGCTCTTGGCAGAAGGTAAGCACCTGCGTCCTTATGAGACTTTAGGCGCGCATTTTGCCGAAGTGGACGGCGTGAAAGGCGTGAGCTTTGCCGTATGGGCGCCGAACGCGCAGCGCGTGTCCGTCATCGGCGAATTCAACCACTGGGACGGCCGCCGCCACGTCATGCGTTTCCACCGCGACAACGGCATTTGGGACATCTTCATTCCCGCCGTCAAACTCAACGCCCTCTACAAATTTGAAATCCGCGATGCCAACGGCGATGTGCGGCAAAAAACCGACCCGTATGCCTTTGGCGCAGAGTTGCGTCCGAATACCGCATCTGTCGTGCGCGGTTTGCCGGAAAAAGTGGACGCACCCGACTTCCGTGCCCGCGCCAACGCCATTGACGCGCCCATCAGCATTTATGAAGTGCATTTGGGTTCGTGGAAACGCAATCCCGAAAACAACTTCTGGCTGACTTACGAACAGCTCGCCAAAGAATTGGTCGCATACGTCAAAGACATGGGCTTCACCCATATCGAATTCCTGCCCGTGTCCGAATACCCGTTTGACGGCTCGTGGGGCTATCAGGCGACCGGATTGTATGCGCCGACCAGCCGTTTCGGTTCGCCCGACGAATTGCGCGCCCTGATTAAAGCCGCACACGATGCAGGCATCGGCGTCATTCTTGACTGGGTAGTCGGACACTTCCCGACCGACGACCACGGGCTTGCCAAGTTTGACGGTACCGCGCTGTACGAACACGCTGACCCGCGCGAAGGCTACCACCAAGACTGGAACACCCTGATTTACAACTTCGGCAGAAACGAAGTCAAAAATTTCCTGCAAGGCAATGCCCTGTATTGGATAGAGCGTTTCGGTTTCGACGGTATCCGCGTGGACGCCGTCGCCTCCATGATTTACCGCAACTACTCGCGCAAAGACGGCGAATGGATACCCAGCGCTGACTTCACAAAGTCAGGCAGAGCGTTGACGACGCCCTTTGCGGCGTCAAGAACCGCGCCGGCAGCGTTGCGAATACCGGTGGCGATGCCTCCCACGATGTCACGACCGATGGAGAGCATCCGATCAGGGATGCCCCGCACCACGCCAATGATGTCAGATCCCATCGACTGGAAGAACCCGACTACGGTATTGATACCGGCGGAGATACCGTTCTTGATGCCCTCCCAAATGGTCGAGACAATGCGTCCGATACCACTCCAAGCGGCATCCCAGATGCTACGAATCAGGTTCACAGCGTTCGTGATGATGGAGCTGACGATGTTGATTGCACCAACGACAATGCCCTTGATGACTTCCCAGGCACCGGAGAGAATCTGCTTGATGCCTTCCCACGCTGCACTCCAATCGCCCTTAAAGATTGCGGTCACCGTCTTGATGATGCCGACGACGATATTGAGGGCGCCCTGGACAATCGGGACAATTGCTTGCACCACGGTCACGACAACATTCAGGACCGCCTGAATTGCAGGCACCAGAATGTCAATCAGCGTCGTGATGAGCGGGACGATTGCCTGCACCACGGATATGAAGACAGGAATCAGCGAGGTCACAATGACCGCAACCACGCCAGCGACGACTCCGATGATTGTCGCGAGCACCGGAAGGAGAGCCTGGATTGCAGGCATCAGCGCAGCGAGCACCTGAGTGCCCAAATCCACGACCGCCGACAGAATCTGGCCAAACACCGGCACGAGCTGAAGCAACATCTCCCCCAGCTGACGGAAAATCTCCATAATCTGCGGGAGCATCGCCATTACCGCAGCGCCCAGCTGAGCGAGCGCAGGCACGAGCTGAGTCATGAGCTGCTGGCCAACAGGCAGAAGCGCCTGAACAATCTGCGTGCCGAACTGGAGAAAAATCGGGATCAGCGGTGCTAGGTGCTGCCCAATCTGCCCGAGCGACTCCATCAGCGCCGCACCCATCTGCCCCAGAATCGGCAGCAGAGCCTGGATAGCGCTGCCGATTAGAGGAATTAGGCTCTCAATTACCGGCTGGACAGCTTGGACGACCTGGCCAAAGACCTGGCCGGCCATCTCCGCAAATCGCTGCAGCGCAGGCATTATGATTTGGAGTGCTGGCTGAAGCGATTGAATGAGCTTCTCTCCCAGCTGGCCGATAAGAGGCATAATCGTGTTCAGCGCGGGCTCGATTGCCTGCATAAGCTGCTGCCACATCTGGCGGCCAGTCTCAGTCTGGGTAAAAAACGTGACGAGTGCCGCGCCAGCGAGAGCCAGCGCTCCAACCACCGCCATGAGCGGGTTTGCCTTAAGTACACCCAGGAAGGACCCGAGAGCACCTGAAGTCGCCGACAGCACCGCCTTATATACGACGGTTGCAGCAGAAGCTACCTTGAGTGCGGCTGCCTTGGCTTGGAAGGCGCCAGCGCCAATCTGTGCTTCGCGTGACAGGTTGGCAACTTCAGCGGCGGTGCCGGCACCCGATGCGACGAGGCGGTAGCCTTCTGCGACGGCATCGAAGGAGCTCTTGAGCTTCCCTACTGCGTCGGCGGCGGTCTGGTACGACTCGAGAGCAAAGCGTCCTGCGTCGATGGCGCGGGAGGCGGTGTTGTACGCACCAACAGCGCCAATGACTGCAGTTGCCATTGCAGTCACGGCTTCAGGGTTCCGGTTAATGATGTCGGTGAGGCGACCCAGTGCACCCGCAGCTAGGTCAGCCAGACCTGTGACTGCATCAAACGGGTTCGTCAGGTTCAGTGCGCTATCACCAAGTCCGCCAACCTCTGGGAGGAGCTTCTGGATTGCGCTTGCGATGGTGAAGATGACTGCTTCAAGGCGGTACCCCACTTCAGAGAAAGCATCCCAGAGCGGAGGCAGGATAGCGCCGAGCGTCTTGCCGATACTCATCACGAGCCCGCCAATTGACGGACCCACGATGGATGCCGCATGCGATACGACACGGACAACGTACTCCATCGCTGAGCCGAGCTTCTCGCCAATGGTCTTACCCATCGCCTCGACAGGCTTCATCCACTGCTGGAACGAGAGGAAGAACTTCGTGAGCGTCGGGTAAACGCCAGATAGGATGTTCGCGCCAAATCGTCCCAGTGCAGCCTGTGCGTTGGCGAACGCGCCAGGTAGCGTGTTGCCCATCTCGAACGCGACGTTGCCAGCAGCGGAGGTCATCGCCTTCTCGAATTGCTCGAAGTTGATCTTGCCGTCAGAGGCCATCTTGAAAACTTCGTCTGCTGTCACGCCCAGCTGTTTACCCAATGCCTGGTAGATCGGGATTCCTCGGTCTGCGACCTGTGCGAGGACGTCATTCTGTGCCTTGCCGACACTCGCAACCTTGTTGTAGATTGCGCCCATTTCCTCCATGCTGGAGCCAGACGCCGCGGCGGAGTTGGAGACCGACTTTAGGACAGCTTCAAGCTGCTCACCCGGCTGGATACCAGCCGCCACGGCACCAGCTGCGGCGGTTGCCGCTGCGTCCAGGCCGAAAGCCGTGCCCTTCACCGATGCAGATGCATTCTGCATAATCACGGACACCGCGTCAGCGTCATTGCCCAAGCCTCGAAGCTTAGCCTGAGCAACGTCAATCGCCTTCAGGCGGTTAAAACCCTTCGCAAACGCGGTACCAAAAACCGAGCCGATGCTGATTCCGCCGATAGCCTTCGCCACCAGTGGAGCAACGGAAGATGAGAAGATACGCCCGAACGCTGAGGATGCTTTAGTACCTGCCTGCGAACCTGCACGGTCGCCAGCATCACCAATCTCAGACACAATCTGTGCGCCCGCTCCCTTGGTCGAGGCGAGCACAGTCACGTATGCCTTCGCAAGCTCATACCCGCCAGCCATATCATCACTTCCTCTATCCGGTTATTTGATTGTTTCCTGCCCCACCACGGCACCACCGCCGGCTCGCCGCTGCGCCAGCCAGTATTTTGCTTCGTCCAGGCTCATACTGCCCGAACCGACACGCACACCAGCGCCCTGCACACCGGGGCGAGGCAGAGGCTTCGGCTTGTTCCGGCTTTTCTGCCCGTCTGCACTGCGCTGCCAGTTCGCCTCGACCAGCCGGTCAAACACCCCGGCCAGTAGCTGGGCTTCCAGCCCCCAACCTTGCGCATAATGCCGCATGGTCGCCGAATCTGGCGGCAGGTTCACGACCATTGCCGCCACCAACTGTGCCCCCCCCCTCCCCCCCCCCGGGGGGGGGGGGGGGGGGGGGGGGGGGGGGGAGGTGACGCGCCAC